CCGGCAGTTTCCTCATAGTCTTCATTTCTTGCGGCATCAATAATGCTCTGCCAGTTTACTGCCTTCTTGGGGTATGCGCCCACAACAATGGGCTTGTTGTATGCAACCATACGCAAAATATCTTCTGGATTAAATTCAATGTCAGCATCAATAAACATAAGATGTGTGAGCTTGGGATTTTCCATAAAGAAGCTTACTAAAGTATTTCTGCCCCGAGTAACTAAACTCTCATTTGCTAAAGTACTAACGGTGTATGGAATTTCGTACTTGTTGAACAGGATACACAAACGCATCATGCTTCTAAAGTAAGGTTCGCCAATTTGTCCACCATAACAAGGAGTCGCAATAAAAACATGTTGCTGTCTTAAATAACCCACTGGAACTTCAATTTTAGCATCCAGCAGTTTATGCATTATATCATCTGAATTACCAGATGGCGGCGAGCTGGGGGAATTTGTTTCTGCTACAGTTTCCTCATTTACTTGTGATGTTTTTTTACGATTTGCTTTTTCATTTGCTCTGCGCTCTTTACGATTCATTGTATGTGTCCTTGTTATGTGTTTTGGAGCCTCAGGAGGGAATCGAACCCCCGACATCGTCATTACAAGTGACGCGCTCTGGCCTGCTGAGCTACTGAGGCTGTGTTTCTGATATTTACTATCTGATATTTTATGAAAGTGGATTATTGGTCCACAGACTGAAACGGGCCAATGTTTGGCCCGCCCTGTAAACTAATATAAAAATTTATCTGTGATGATCGTCTTGCCCAGAACGTTTACTAACAAAGACATTTAGTCTTTCTGCTTCCTGTAATACTTCCTCTGTAGTGGGCATATTATCAGGATTTTTTGCACGAGCTTGTAAAATCTCCCTAGCTTCACGAACTAAATCGAGTCGAATTTCATAAGGTGTTTTGTTAGACATAAAAAAATCCTTGATACTACGTTTTACTGCTTGCTAGGACTCTCCTCCCAGTGTAGTATTTATTATATTAAGTAGTTATAGATAACAGGCGTGTTATTAACCGCCAACAATTACTAAGCTGGCGCTTACTACAGTATCACCACATGAGGCTTTATCACCATTCCTGACTACACCTCTGCCCATGGCTATAACTGTTTTACTAGATTCAACTATTACTGCTTTGGCGTGGGGGGGTTCGCCATGGGATGCTACTAGATCTCCCAAACAACTTACTGGAGCGCCATCAGCTATCACAGTGGGGGCACCAGGGGATGTAATAGGTGCTCTGCCACCTACTAATGTTCCTGCTCCTCCTAATTTTGCTATGGGTCCTACTGGCATGTAAGTATTTATCTTTAGAGGCTAAACTGATCAGAGGCCTCTTCCTGTTCCACCTCATCAGTTGGAGTATCAGAAATTTCTTCTGAAAAGCCCAGCGCGGCATCTGACATGCTTTCCACAATACTTAAAACGTGCCTGGTAGGTAAACCAATAACGTCATCTTGTCCTGTCAAAGTATATGGCAACATCATTACTTGTCCATCTGAATCCAGTGTAACTACTCTAAGATCATGTACTTCGAGTATTGTATTGTTGTTAGCTAGTCCCTGAAGTCTTCCCATTAACTCTTCGCCTACTATAGTCCTAATAGTAACAATTTCGCCCACTAAATCTTTGGTATTTTTCATATGTCACCTAACTGAGCAGTATCTACTACTTCAGATTCTTCTAAAAATTGTTTAAGTCCACTATAACCACCTTCCACAAAAATTTCATCGTTCTGATAAAATTGTGGCATAGTTCTATGCCCCTGGGACAAAATAAAATCCATGGCATCTGAATCTTCCTCAATATTAATCTCTGTGTACTGATAACCATGATTGGACAAAAGTGCCTTACCCATAGCACAAAATCCGCAATTATTTTTAGTATATACTGTGATCATAAACTCATACCCTTAAATGTGTCTTCTGTTACGTCTTGCTTGGTGCCACCAATCACATAACTAGTAATCTCTGTTTCTTGTGGCGCAACTTGTACCTCACCACCATGAATCCATTTATCTGTCCAAGGCAATGGGTTAGCGGCAGTAGTAGTATAGGGAGCAGTAAGGCTTACAGCCCTCATACGCTTGGCTGTTATCCACTCTATATACTGTTTAAGCAGTTCTGCGTTGAGACCTATCATACTACCATCTGCAAACAAGTAATCTGCCCAGGCTTGCTCCTGCGCCATGGCACTCATAAACATATCTATACATTCTTGTTCGCATTCTGTGGCAATTTTGGCAAAATCTTTGTCGTCCTGTGGTAATAATTTTAGCATTTGCTGAGTGCTAGCCATGTGTATATTTTCGTCCCTGGCAATGAGCTTAATAATTTTAGCGTTACCTTCCATTTTCTTGACTTCTGCAAACGCCCAGCTACACGCAAAGCTCACGTAGAATCTAACACCTTCCAAGATGTTTACAGCCATGAGTGCTAGCCACAGTGCCTTTTTATGCTCGTAACTGCCATGGTCGTCGCTATCATTAAATGCGATGAGGTGATCATAGTATTCTGTGATGCTGTCGCTGCAGCTCACAATTTGTTTGATATCCAGCATCTCGTCAAAAATCTTACTGGGGTCAGCATACACGTTACGAATGATATGAGTGTAACTACGACTATGGATGGTTTCTGAAAATGCCCATGTCTCTATCCAGGTCTCCAGTTCAGGCAAGCTCACAATAGGCAGGAACGCTAGATTGGGAGATCTTCCTTGTACGCTGTCCAACAAGATCTGTCGCTTAAGATTACTGGTAAAAATGTGTTGCTCGTGTGCAGTAAGATCTTTGAAGTCCTTGCTGTCACGGCTAATGTCTACTTCCTCGGGTCTCCAAAAGAAGCCCAATTGTTTGTCTGTGAGTTTATCAAATGTGCGATACTTTAGTGTGTCATATCGCTGTACGTTTACTCCTCCGTCCAGAAACATTTTACTCTCCGTGTGATGCTTTTTTCTCTTTGTGTTGAATACGCTCATAGTTTACCTTTGTGTTTGTGTGAGTACTTATCCACAATATGTAGTGAGTAAAAACTAAACAGATCTTTAAATTTTACAGGATTCACAATCCTCGTCATCTACTACTGTGGTAGTAGACGCGGGCGCGTCAAACTTATCAACGTCGATCTCGCCCTGTCCGTCATAGGTATTGTTGTAGTAGAGTTGCTTACCACCGTACTTGTAAAACATAACGATATGTTGTAGCAACACACTCATGGGAATTTTCTCATCCTCATAGTGCTCGGGATTGTAACTAGTATTGACGCTGATGCCTTGGTCAATAAACTTCTGTAATACTGCGCATATCTTTAGATAGCCTTCGGGACTCTTCTGATCCCATAGGAGATCATATTTGTTTTTGAGTCTGTGATACTGTGGTACTACTTGCTTGAGTACACCGTGTTTGCTTTGCTTGATGCTAACATAACTTCTGGGCGGCTCAATGCCATTGGTAGAGTTTGAAATCTGTGCTGATGTTTCAGCAGGCATAAGCGCCATTAGGGTCGAATTACGTATGCCATGCTCCATGAGATCAGTTCTGAGCGTCTCCCAATCCATTTTGTAGTTGGGTGCCGCAAGTTCGTCCACCTCTGTTTTATAGGTGTCAATAGGCAACACACCCATGCCGTATTTGGTCTCTTTGATGCCTGGACATGCACCTTGCTCCTTGGCAAGGTCAACACTTGCTTTGATCAGATAGTATGACCATGCTTCTGTCCACTCATGCACTAAATCCAGATTGGGTTGCTGATAGGTACTGTCATGCTTGGCTAACCAGAATGCAAAGTTAATTATACCTATGCCCAAAGGTCTGCGTTTTTGTGTGGCTAATTCTGCAGCCAGCACAGGATATTTTTGATAGTCCAGGAGCGCATCTAAACCCCGAACTGCCAAATCACACGTTTTTTCAAAGTCTGCTGGCTTGCGCATGTTGCCCCAGTTTATAGCACTTAATGTACACAGCGCAATTTCCCCCTCAGCATCGTTGGAATCGTTCAAAGGCCTTGTGGGTAAGTCTATCTCACAGCACAAATTACTCTGACGTACTGGCGCAATCTTTTCGTCGAAACTTCCATGGGTATTGGCATGATCAACATTCATGAGATACAGTCTGCCAGTGTCTTTTCGTTCCTGTACGAATTGGCTAAATAAATCAACTGCTTTTACTGTCTTTTTTCGAATATGATTGTTGCGCTCTGCTCGCTCATAAAGTTCTGTAAACTTATCCTGGTCATTAAAAAATGTCTCGTACAAGCCTGGTACATCTGCTGGACTAAACAACGTGATATGACCACCACTTAACAGCCTCTGATACATGAGTTTATTGAATTGCACACCATAATCCATGTGCCTTACTCGATTGTCCTCCGTCCCTTTGTTGTTTTTAAGTACAAGGAGGTCTTCACATTCCAGATGCCAGATCGGATAGTAGAGTGTCGCCGCTCCACCCCTAACTCCACCCTGGGAACATGATTTAACGGCACTTTGAAAATGTTTATAAAATGGTATGACACCAGTATGAGTAGCATCCCCGTTGCGAATAGCACTACCAATGGCGCGGATGCTACCAGCGCCAATCCCGATACCAGCCTTTTGGCTAACATATTTAACGATTGAACTTGAAGTTGCATTGATACTGTCCAGTGAGTCGTCGGTTTCAATCAGCACACAGGAACTGAACTGTCTCTGTGGTGTTCTAACTCCAGCCATTACTGGCGTGGGCAGACTCAGATCGAACTGGCTGATTGCATCATAATATTCTTTAACATAATGTAATCTTTTTTCAGCAGGATAATCAGCAAATAATGTAGCAGCAATCATGATGTATGCTACTTGCGGAGTTTCGAATACCTCTCCAGTAGCGCGGTTTTGTACCAGGTATTTTCCTCTAAACTGTTCCATTGCCGCATAGGTTAGATCATTATCACGACTATGATCTATATATGTTTCTATTTGATCAAATTCTGCTTTGGTATACTTTTCCATGATAGCTGAATCGTAAAATCCTCTATCGATGTTCTGTTGTATGATTTCACATAAACATGGGGGATCAAAAGCACTGTAAACTTGTTTTCTCAAGTGATAATTGACTAATCTTCCCGCCACATACTGGTAATTGGGTGTGTCCTCAGAAATAAGATCAGCCGCACTCTTGATTAAAGTTTCCTGGATGTCTGAACTTTTAATACCATTGTAAAATTGAATATGACTTTTTATTTCTACCTGACTAGGACTTACTCCAGAAATACCTTCACATGCATGAAAAACTACTTTGTGAAGTTTGTCAAGATCTAGCTCCTCTCTGGAACCGTCTCTTTTAATGATCATTATGCTTTTGGGGGACACTGTTAATCCTTATTATGTGTGTAAATATTATACTGTGTAATACTTATCTTGTCAACCAAATAACTTATCTGGCTGTATAATATGTTGATCTAAAATTAAACTATTTTCTTTGACATACTTATCTGATACAATTTGACCTGGTAGGAAATTATAGCAATTTTCTTGATCCTGTAGTATAAGGCCGTCTCTGCCTGTGATAAAATTACTTACTGCAATAAATTTAAGATCTTTCGTATTAATTAAATCTAAATGATTTAATGTAGCAGCAATTACGAGAGTAAGTCCACTTTGACAAAACATGCCTTCCTCAATGATATCAAAGGTATTGGGCCAAGTGTTGGGAGAGTAGAAATCCACATATCTGGGTAAAACATGAACGTTAGCAAAAGCTTCCATGACAGCATCCATGTTTGGATTTTGCTGTCTGAAATTTCTAAAAATTTGCAGACGGTCTCTGCCCGTGTGATGTTTTTCGAACAAATATTATCCTAAACTATTCCATCGTCTAACCAAATATCTCATAGTTAATATCTGAGGCATTCTATTAAACGCTTGTAACTTAACATTGACTCCATCTGAAATTACCCTGAGGTGTAAAGCAGGTACTGCATCTCCGTCAGAACTAGTGGTATATTGTTGCATGTTAACATCAGTCATTTCTGAACTATTGTCCTGAAATACAACATCACCTATACCTAAACTAAAGTCTTGTCTGCCAGATATAAACAGAGTCCCAACCTTTTGGTAACCATCTCCTGTGGCACTTTCAAATTCAGCTTCCCTGATAGTATATTCCAAAATATATGTATCATAGTCGCTGGTATTAAATACAGCACCTATAACGTCTGTCCACTGCGAAGGGCTGATTTCTGTGGGACTAAGTGTGGAGGGGCCTTGTGAAATAGCCTGTTCTGCACCATTTAAATCTACATAGGTTACAGTCTTGTCGCCAATGGTAAGTCCTGTTTTTAGTTCGATTTCCAGGTTGCTCTTGATATTAACTAACCCACGAATATCTGAAGTGCTTCTTTGGAAATAAAGTTGATTAACAACTTCGTTGAAAGC